CTGCTCGTTATGCACTGATGGGCGTATTGCAAGGTATTGCTGAACCATGGGATGGAAGAAGCCCACAACAACGTATGCAAGCGTTTAGACACCAGTATGAAGCGGCTAAATGGACTAAGGAAAAGGATAAGCCGTCATGGAAAAAAGCATGGAATCCAACCAGCTAAATAATACTATGACCGTCTATCTTTATGCGAAACAACACAATGTAACTGGATTACGTTACTTTGGCAAGACCAAACGCGATCCACACAAGTATTTGGGCAGTGGTAAGTATTGGAAGACGCACTTGAAGAAGCATGGCAACGATGTAACAACTACATGGGTCCATGCTTATTCTGACGTTAACCTAGCTGCTGAAGAAGCCGCGTTCTTTAGTAAGGTATATAACATTGTTGAAAGCGACGAATGGGCTAACTTAATCCCTGAAGATGCTAAAGGCGGTGGCTCAGTAAAGGGACGTAAAACTCCGTGGCTTAATGGAAAGACACGTCCAGAACATTCTGAGAAACTTAAAGGTAAGATGTCCGGAGAGAACAATGGTATGTTTGGTAAGGATCCATGGAACAAAGGATTAACCGGAACACAAACTGGTGCCAATCCTAAAAAGTCATTGCCTGGTGAGAAGAATGGTATGTTTGGTCGTAAACAGTCAGAAGAAACAAAACAAAAAATGCGTGACGCCTGGGCCAAACGTAAAGAATTAAAGGAACAAAACAATGCTTGATATCAAGAATATCGTAATTTCAAATTTAAACAACCACAAGGGTATGATGGCTCGTTTCGTGAGAATGAAATCGCTATTAGATACTAAGTGTGCAGCCAATTTACGATTGCTTGCTACAAAGAATTCGATCAACAGAGCCAGTGACTACCACTATCTAGCATTGGCAGTTACACAATCCACAGAACCTGTTAACGGCATTGATTACATTCACCCTGTAGTGAAGCCCTGTGTAGATTATGCAACCAGCGTGATCACAAAAGGTCTAGCACAGAATGGCGAGATCAATTTTGAGTTTGTGCCCGACAATGAGATGGACGATGTTGCTGCTAGACAAGCAACCAACATGGTTCACAAGCTGGTTAACCAAAACAATGATCCACACCAAATCCTGCAACACTGGGTAATGGATGCAGCATTGCACAAAAACGGTGAGATGATGATTAGTCCACACCGTGAACAGATCACTCGCTATGTTTCCACAACTGGCACACGTGATCAGTTATTGGCATTTGAACAACAAGCTGCTGATGCAGGTTTAACCAGTTACCGTCAAAGCAAGCGAAAAGTGCGTGTGGACATGGAACAAGTGCTTAAAGAAACTCAACAGTTCCTACAAGACTTGCCAATGGCACAGCGTGAAGAAAACCTACGTGCCAAGATTGAAAAGTTTGACCTAGCAGGCTCAGGCGACTTTGAAGGTGCAGACTTAACACAAGCAACCAGCATCCAATTACAAGACGGTGAAGACGCCATTGATGAAGCAGTGGCACGTAACACAGTATACGAAGCCAAGTATAAGTTAACCGGTTACAACTTGAACATCAAGTTCCGTCCAATTGCACAACACTATTGGATGTGTGACCCAACAGTTATCGATATCCAAGAACAACCATTCTGCGGTTTCTACAAGCCAATGAGCATTCAAGAAGCCACAGAAATCTATCCTGACATTGATGTAGAACAATTCACTATCTATGCACAATACTCAAACGTTGGTGCATATCAAGCAGGTAGTTTGTTAAACAACCTAGCACTACACGCACGTGACTCAGTGCCAATTAACGGTTTGCCAGCACAAGGTTATGCTGCTGAAGAACCAGAAGCACGTCAAGTTACAGTTCTAACAGTGTGGAACCGTTACGACATTGACGGCGATGGTGAACTAGAACTTGTTGAAATTGTCTACAGTGGACAATACATTATCAGTGCCCGTGAAGTTGAATTCATTCCAGTTGCTAACATGGTTCCAAAACCATTGGCACAAAACTTCTACGGTATGAGTATCGCTGAATCTGTTATCCCAATGCAAGAATATGCAACAGCGGGACACAGAGCAGAAATCCAATTAGGTCTATTGCAGTCCACTTCACGTATGGGTGTTAAGCCTGACAAAGTTGACTTTGAAATGATTCAAGACGGTGAAGCAGCTATCTTTATACTAGATAGCAAGTTCAACCCAGCAACAGACATTTACGCTATGCCAGTGCCAAACGGCAACATTGCTTTTATTGATCAAGCAATGACACGCATCCAACAAGACACAATGGCCATGGTTGGGATGACAAGTCCAAGTGACGTGTTCAACCCCCAAGTTATGGAGCCAGGTAACAGCGGTGCAAAGTTAAATCTAGCCCTTGGCCCTAACCAAATCATCCAAGACAACGCAGTAAAGAACTGTGCAGAAGGATTGAAGGATGCTTTATGGTTAGTTTGGCGCACTCTAATTCAGTATGGTGATGACTACGGTGTTAAGAAACTAGCACAAGAGTTCCACCCTGACAAGAAAGCAGAGTTCTTAGACAGCCTAGCATTTGATGACATGAACTTTAACGAACGCAAAACAATTCACATTGACCTAGCTTTGGGTATGCGTAGTGAAGAGAACAGCCTACAACGTTTGCAAATCATCAAGCAAACACAAACGGGTTTATATCAAGAAGTGCAAGCATTGGTTGCTGCCGGAACATTGACTCCAACCATGTTCAAGAAGATCAAGAAGCCATACGCTGACACATTGTATACGCTTGGTGTTAAAGATTGTGACACTTACTTGCCTACAGATGAGGAAGTAATCGAAATGATCAAACAAGCCAAGACACAAGAAGCTAACAAGCAACCTACTCCAGCTGATCAAGCAATTACTGCACAAGCTAAGAGTTACGAAGCTAGAGCAAATCTTGACACTGTTAAGGCTGCACAAATTGAAGCTGATGTTAACGGCACTGCTGCTGACAAACAACTTGAAGGCTTTGCCTTACTTAACGAGCACAAAGCCAAGTCATATTAAACCAGGCTTTTTGCAAGCATAAATAATTTATTGAATAGGACTGCATATGATTGACCCAGAAGTAATTGAGGCGTTTAATACACGTCAGACTGTTGATCTCAACAACATCAAAACAATGAAGCCAGCACAACTGGATCGTGTTAAGAGTGTTGGATCATCAGCAGAGAACTTGCTAACCAACAAAGAGTTGGCAATGTTTATTCACCAATACAAATTTGAATTGTGTGATTTAGTTGCTTCAATTACTGGACATAAAGAAGAAGACAACGCATTAAGAATAAGCGTTGCCAATCAAATTGCAGGAATAGATGGGTTTATTACAACGCTAAAGAGGGCGGTGTATTTTAAAAACAGAGTGGTAACCATGCAATCGACGCAAGTTGACAGCGGGCCCAACTCATAAATAGAAGGATAGACAATGGAAAACATTGTATCGGACAAACCTAATCTCGTAGTTGAGACGGTCCCTGCCCAAAATGACAGTAGTGGTTTAGAATCAATAGCACAGAAAATGGCCGCAATGCGTAACCAGGTTCAAGCTACTAACCCAGCTGAGACAGGTTCTACTAAACCGGCAGGTTCAGCAGCCCCTGTGGCGCCAGAAGGTGAAGAAGTCTTAGACGACAATACCGAAAGCATAGAGCCAGAAATTGAAGCAACTGAAGCATATGATGCTGAAGGCCACGAAGACTCGGAAGCCCCTGAAGAGGTAAGCCAAGATGATTCGACTAGTGAAGACTTAATTGACTTTTTAGATTTCGCAAATACGAACCCGAACGCTAAGTTCAAGTTCATGCGTAATGGAAAAGAAGTTGTTATCGACGCTAAGAAGGCTGCAAGTATCTTAGGTCAAGGCGCAGCAATATCAGAAGACGCAAGACAATTAAAGGTCGAGAAAGCTGAGTTTGACGAGTATCTACAAGAAAAACGCAGCCAAACAGAAGGTCTTTTATTGGCAATGGAGTTTACCGTTCGTCCACAGTTGCAAAAGGCATATGACGAAATCGTTAAAACACAAAGCTACCAAGCTACGTTTCAACAACAGTTAGCATCTACCCAGGATCCGGCAACTATTGCTCGCATCCAGGCAAACATGCAACAAAATGAGAGATATATACAGCAACAGTCTGCAACAATCAATCAGTTGAAACCCAACGTTGATCAGTTCTACGCAATGCGTAGTCAACAGGTTAATGAGATCCTTGAAAACAATCGCAAGAACTTCAAGGACAAAGAGCTTCGTAACCAATACGTGTATAACGAAATTCGTGATAAGGTCGCAAAAGGTTGGGCTGGTGCAGAAGGACAATTAGTCCCAGGTATCAAGAACATTGATTTGATCGCAAGTGATGAACACGTTATGAGTTTGTTACGCGATGGTATCAAGTATCGTGATAAACCAAAGGCTAAGAGTGCAGGTGGCAGTATTGCTGCTCTAACTTCTAAACGCGGTGGAACTGCTATTTCCTCA